CCACTTCAACAACTCCTCATGGAACTCGACGCCGCGACTGCCGAGCATTCGGAACGACTCAGGCAACTCGGGGTTGATCACCCCGTTCACGAACGTGGGCCTGTCAGAGGCCCGCATCATGTCCTCGGAAGAAATCTTGAAATCCCTCATCTTGTCAGCCAGCCGCATAGCCCCAGTCCCCTCCTCTGGGACGTTCGCAGCCTTCCCTGCCATCCTCCACCCCAAAGGTGGCTTGCCAGGAGCGCCCAGAAGCTGCCTCTTGAACGTGCCGGCCGCAACAGTGGCCTTGTTGGCAGCCTCTTCCACGAAAACCCCAGCCAACACAGTGTCAGGATCGTCGGAAAGTTTCAGCCGCCGAATCGGTGCCCGAGCATTAAGCGCATTGTCAGCCATCTGAACGACTTTGCTTTGCATCGCTAGACGCATCGCATACCCAGGCAGTGGCGCCACCGCCTGTACCAGCGGTGTCGACCACGGCAACGTGAACGGCAACGTGATCGGCAGACGGCGACCAAACGCCGCAGCCTCAATAATGCTCGCATGCAACTCTTTCGGAATACCACCCTTGGTGAGCATGTCCACCACCGCTGTCTCGCCCGTCTTCAACAGCTTCATCGAATCAGCGATCTGCGGTGCGTACCTCTGAACATCAAATGCCTTGTCGGGCAGAACAAACGAAGGAACATACTTGGCTCGCTGCGCTCGAGCAGCCTTACCTACAGCACCACCCGTGGCGAAACTCAACGGCTTCTCCACGACGTGCCGACCCAACCGGCCCGTCCCAGGAATCGTCAACGTCAACCCTGTTTTGATCCCGATGTCTTCCAAAGCTTTACCAGCGGACAGAATCGACTTGCTTTTACTGACCCGTGCAGAGGCAGCCGCCAACTCAGCAGCCTTCGCCGGCGTCGCAGCCAGACCGGCCGCCTTATCCAACGCCTTAATAACATCGTTAACCTTGCCCATGCCCTTCAACGCCCGAGGAACAGCCCCCCAACCCCCTGTGAGGTACACAAGGGGATCGGTAGCGATATCCAAGGTGAGACCCAACGCCATCTCTGTTTTGCTTCCAGGCTCGATACCCAGCTTGTCGGAGATACCTGTTTCACGCAGCACCTCAGACATGAGCATGTGATCGTTGGTTTGCTTCCACCAATCCACGGGGGAAACGCCACCCTTGCCGCCCGTGAAGAACCCCTCAAACGGGTTCTTCCCCTTAAGGAGCTGGGTGTTGTAGTCGATAACTTCCTTGACGCCTGAACGGGCCATTGCGCCAGCGAAGTCGAGACCATCGATCAGTTTCCCGAATACCCCCTTGAAACCGCCATCCTTCTTCTCAGGCTTCGCAAACCGTGTAATCGGCGTCCCACCGATAGTCGGCGTGGTACGCGTCGTGTGCTTGATCGGTTCCGACTGGACAAACGACCCAGGCGTTACACGCCCAAACGACCCTGGTGTGACCCTGCCGAACGCCCCCGCTGTAGGCGAACCACCCTGAATGGCGTCAAGGATGCGTCTGCGGTCTGCCTCCGCCACGACTACTCAGCCCAAGCGGGTGTAAGAATGTCTCCCGTGATCATCGGATTCGTAGCCGCCGACGAAGTCAAATACGGAGTACCGAACTCGTCGACACCACCCACATCCACATAGAACGAGTTGCCCGCATTATCGACCATCTCGACCAGATTCACATCAGACCCACCGCCAGAGGCCCCAGGTCCGATCAGATGCTCCTCGATGTACCAATCCCTGTCAACCGGCACATCGACACCATCCACATTGACCATGATGTAATCCTCAGCCAGCCGCTGCGCCTCACCCGCTGCACCCTCAGCCTGAGAAATCGCTGTCGCCGCCTCCGACGTAGCAATATCGCCCGAAGTCCCCTTCAAAGCCAGAGTCGCCTCATGCTCACGCTGCAACCGGCTCTGCTCCCCCGTGAACGCCTGCTGTGCCGCAGCCGCCTGAGCAATAATCCGCTGCTGCTGCGCCTGCTCCATGGCCCGCTGACGTGCCGCCCGCTCCGTCGCCAACGCAGCGTTGTAATCAGAACGAGTGTAAATCCGATTCAGTTCACTCTCAGCAAACAGATCCGTCTTGCGCCCAAACATTGTTTCCTTCGACGCCTGCAACGCAGCCAACTCCTGCAAGTTGATTTCGCCACGCTCCGCAGCACCAGCAATATCAATATCGGCCTGACGGTCAAAGGTGTCCAGATTGGCGATGCCCTTACGTTGGGCGATGCTGTCCTCCAACTCGGCTCGCATAGCGAACAAGTTGTCCTCCAACGCCCTGCCGGCCGCCGAATAAATCTCGCTACCCCGCATCTGCCGGTCAATGGCTTGCGCCGCCGAAGCGTCCCGTAGACGGTTCTGCAACGTCTGCATCGACAGCTCCTGCGACGTGAGCAAAGCCTGCGTTTCCGCACCAGGAGCCGCCGTGTAGGCAGCAGGCTCAATGCCCTGCTCCCTCAACGTCGCCTCCGCAGCCTCCATGCGCTGCTGCATGCCGGCCCGTGCCCCCGAGAAGCGGCCCGCCACCTGCTCGGCCATTGCCTGCTCCTGGCCGACACGGCCAGTTTCCAAACCAGTGATCATCTGAATCAACGCAGCCTCATCAGAAGCCAAGCGACCCTCGCGGGTTGTCTCGAACTCATCGAGGCGTGTCGTCCGACGGCCCTCCTCCTCAGTCAACCCCTCCATGACCAAGCTGTGACGCAGCGACGTGCGTTGCGTCTGCAACGCCTCCAACTCGGCACCGACACGCCGCTGCTCGGCAGCCGTGTCACCAATACCGGCAGCCTCCATGGCAGCCAACTGCGAATACTGCTGTATCAGGCCCTGCTCACGACTATTCAACGCCCCGACAGTCTCGTTGTAAGCCGTCGCCGCAGCGTCCGCTCCCTGAACGTAATACTGGTTGGCGGCAGCCTCAGCCTGAGTGGCAGCCTGCTGGCCCTGTTGCAGGATTGACGCCGCATAATCCTGGGAAGCCTGACTCGCTGCTTCGGCGCCCCGCATCTGAGCGCCGTAAGCGTCCTGCGCCCATGTGCGCTGCGAGTCAAACATCTGCGAATACAAATCCGATAGTCCCCCACCGCCGCCGCCTTGGGCGGCAGCGTAAATCTGGTCGGCTACATTCTGGGCGCTCAGGCCCGCACCGAGCGGATCCGCGGCCACGGCGCCGGCAAAGCCGCCTAGGCCACCACCTGGGGCACCTAGGGCGCCCCCACCCTGGGTCATGTCAGCGACAGCTTGCGCCACCGCCGCACCTTCCGCCTTCCCAGGGCCTTGGCTCCATGCCGGCTTCGACGGATCAAACAAGTAATCGGTGACACGGCCACCAAACTCCCCAACCTGACCTGGAACGCCTTGCGCCCAGTCCATTGCTGCACCCGCAGCGCCCACACCGCCTTCCAGCCAGTCGTCCACCCTTGACCCCTCAGGGGCGACACCACGAATAAACGCTGGGACAGCTTCAAGAATATCGCTGATGTCATCACCCAGATTGTTTTCAAGATAAGGAATCGCCACATCCCTCATCCACGGCCATGCTTCTTCGCTGGTGAAATCGGCGATCTCCAAACCTGCCGGCTTCAAATAGTTCTCATACAACGGAGTAATGATGTCCCTGTAAACGTCATCGACAGCCCAGTCTGCAATGTCGAGACCGGCAGGCTTCAGCACGTTCTCATAGAACGGCTGAATAGCCTCACCCCAAGCATCATCAACAGCCCATTCCTTGACATCACCGTAAAGGTTCTGGACATCGCCGGCAAAGTCCTGCTGGAAATACGGAATAGCCTGCTCGGTGGTGAAGTCCATCATCTGGTTCCCCAACGCGTCCAGTTGCCCCCAACCTGCCTGACCCAGATCGGCGGCCTGCCCGCCGAGATAACCCAAAGCATCCATGCCGTACCCTGGAAGATCCTGAGCGAATCCACCCGCCGCGCCGAGAAGCTGCTCAAGGCCCCAGTTGCTGTAAATGTTGTCGCCGAGATCGCCAGCCATCTGACCAAACTCCTGCCCCAGATAACCAAGAGCAGGAGCAGTCACATCCGTGAACAGGTTGCGGTTTACGTCGTAGTAGCCGCCGAGAAGATCGCCGACGGCTTCACTGAGATCCCCCTCGCGGATGTTCCCCCACGCATCGGATGCTCCCTCCAGGCCCCTCTGGCCCTGCTCGCCCACCCAACCGGCAGCATCCCCCAAAGCCCCAACGGCGTCGGATCCGACTACGTCGGCGCCAAAGTTGTAAACCCGATCCTGCATTCGATCCCACCAACCACCATTGGGATCACCCAATGTTGCTTGCTGGCTTTGCAGAGCCGCAACCATGGCAGCCAACTCATCCTGGGACCGCCCCGCCCCGTATCCAGGCGTCGCTGCGCGCGTCCACGCGCCAGGAGCCATGGTTGGTGCCCACTCGCGGTCCATTTCGGAAGCCGTCAACTGGTCAAACCCTGGCGTCGGAGTCTGATCAGGGAACCCTGTAGCGGCACCCTGAAGGAAATCCCGTAGCGGCCCAGCTCCAAAGTTGCGAGGAGCATCGACGGCAGCCTTAATGCCACCCCACACGTTGCCAGGGACACTACGGATTTGACTACCGATATCGTAAGGAACGCCGAACTGGTTACTTACGTCGCCCCAGACAGGGTTCTCCTGCCAAAGCTCTTCACGATCTTGTTCAGAATCTGAAAGATTGTCGCCGAAGCCCATTAGTTGTTGGCCTGCCTGATCTGCTCAGCGATACGCGCCCGCGCCCCAGGCTGCATCGTGTAACCACCCTGCCCCTGAGAACCACTCGGGTCGTAAACCATGTTCTCGACCATGCGTTGCGCTGCGTCAGCCATCAACACCTGGAACGCTGGATCGTTCGGGCCACCAGTGGTCCCCCACGGGACACTGATCATGTGCGAGGCGTAACCCTCAGGGTTCATAACGCTCGGTGCAATAGAAGTCGCACCGAAACCGCTCTGCTCGGGGAAGAAATACTCACGCGCCGCTGGTGTGCCCATCGCAGCGGTCTGTCGGGCCTGCTGCTCTGCCCGCATCGCGGCAACCGCAGCCTCCTGCTGCGCCTGAGCCTGCGCCATGAACGCCAGATTGGGTACTGCCTCGGGCGGAGCCGGCGGCGGCTGCGGAGGAGCCACCGCCGCTGGTGCTGGTGCTGCCGCTGGCTGGGCCACAACCGGCGGCGGAGGCATGTTCGGCAAAGTCGGAATCCCCATTGCCGACCCCGCCGTCGGCATCGAACCCAACGCAGGGAACGCCCCCTGCGGGATCGTCGCCATCTGCTGCGCCGTACCCTGCGCTGCATTCAACGCATCCTGTAGGCGCCCCCTGGAATACTGCTGCTCTGCCCCCAACTGCTGTGCCGCAAGGGCGTTCAGGGCCTCCTGCACGCCCAACTCGTAACGACCAGCCTGACGCAACTCATCCTCATAAGTGCGGCCCACAGCTCGCTGATACTGGCCCGAATCGAGCATTCCCCTACGGTTGAACTGTCCTGGGATCGGCCGACGGGTCTGCTGAAACTGGCGACCCAGATCGTCAAGCGTTGTCGCACGTTCACGCTGAACACCGCTGCGCTGATAACCGATGTTGCCCAACGCCGACTGCAAATCGCCGAAACGCTGACCCGCCGTGTTCGACCCGAACTGCGGTGTCGCAGCGTTACCAAACGAAGGCGATGCCTGACCGGCCAGCCCCCCATAGGTGGCGGACATCGTGTTGGCACGCGTCGGATACGGGTCTTCAGACCTGCCCGTCATCGCATAGTTGACCGCCATCTGCTACCTGCGTGCTTGAGGAACGGGCATGTTGGCCTGAGGCGCCGGCCGTTGGCCGCCGCCACCGCTCAAGGCCCGTACAAGGTCTTCGATCTTTATCACGGGTGGCCTGCCGCCACCCATCGGAGGACGCTGACCGCCCTGCTGGGGGCCTCCCATCGGTGGCCGTCCCATCGGTGGCCTGCCGCCACCCATCGGTGGCCTCTGAGGTGGCCTGCCGCCACCCATCGGTGGCCTGCCGCCCATCTGAGGCCGCTGAGGCGCCCCACCACCCTGACCACCCATGAGCTGCGCCATCAACATTTCCAGCAACTCGGGAGGCATCTGCCCCTGCGGAAACAACCGCTTCATCTGGTCGGCAAACGGGGAACGCGAGCCACCAGGCCTCCCACCAGGGGTCTGTCCAAAGAACTGTTGCGCCGCATTTGTGCGTGGCCGGCGCATGTCCTTGAACGGCAAATCAGGAATGTTGTACTGCTGCTGCTGGCCGAAACCTCGCTGCCCTGGATCCATGGTCGCCATCAGCCAAACACCTGACCCGCCAGCAACAGCGTGCCAGTCTCAACATTCACATTGACAGTCACCGTCCCAGAAGCACCACCGCCACTAATAGCGGTTCCCGCAGTCACACCAGTAATGTCGCCCGTGGTAGGAGCCGACCAAATCAGACCACTCGCGGTAGTCGAATCGGCAGTAAGAACATAAGTGTTTGTTCCCGCCGTCAACTTCGTTGCCGTATCGGCCCCCGTACCAACGATCAGGTCGCCCAGAGCGTCCGTATCTACAGTCAACGTCACGGCACCCGTGCTGCCGCCACCCGCCAGACCCGACCCTGCGGTCACATCGGTTATATCACCAGTCGCTACCTGATCCACAACCCGTTGTGCAATCCGATTAAGTCCCATGTCTACGCCCCAAAGTAGGTTACGAAAATGGTGGAACTAGAACTAATACGAATGAACTTGACCACACTCAAGTCGTCATTCACCAGCTCCAACGTGCTGTAAGGATTTAAATAATGACCAACGGATGATGTGGGGGTACCCCACCTCACCCTGATCGGTTCAGCACCGTTCGTGATCATTGCAGCAACAGCATTCGTGGCGATAGACGCCAACCCGATTGCTGTACCAGCGACAGTCAACGACTCGTCACCTAGTTTTCTCCCCATTTCTGAGGCTGCTCGTCTAATAGCCATGTCTCTCCTACGGCTCCAGGGCCGCTACGCGTGTCTCGAGGTCATCGAGCTTCTCTTGGACTTTGCGAAGTTCGTACTCAATAGATAGGGAGTTTGGTCCCACAAACTTGTGCGTCGGCTTGTACACGACTGTAGGCATCAGTCCTCCCAGAAGGATTGCTCGTTCTGCATCAGCAGAACACCAACCGAATCCATGACACCATCAAGAGTCGTGTTGATGCCATCCACCTCAGCCCACACCTCATCCAAATCCTCAGTCACATCCACCACGCGGGCAAAGGCCTGCATATCCATAGAGGACTCGATGGACGACACTGTTGCTTCCAAATGGTCGATGCGCGCCACCAGGCGCGCTGAGGACCATGTGACTGTGCCGACTATTACGGCCACGGACAGCATTAGCCCGACGGCGACGGTGGGGATTCTGACTTGGCGGATATCGGTGGTGTCGGTCATTATTCAACTTCTGGGGGTGGTGGTGACGTAATGCGACCGTCAGCACCCACCTCCGCGTCCTCATAGAACTGCTGGCAGAACGTGAGTGCCTGCGCTTCCGTCTGAGTCGTGACATCCCACGTTTCCAGACCCGTCAATGCGGCGGTCTGGGTCAGGTAGCCGATGCGGTAGCCGTCATCATCAACGGCCCAACCTGCCTCAGCGTGCCCTCCACGGTCGTCTATCTCGCCCTCTGGGCCAGTACCCGACACACCATCCGTCGACAGTTTCCATTTCAGGTAAATCATTCGGTCAACTCCATCTGGGCATGTTCGACCAACTGTCGTTCCCGTTCCTCAACCATGTCGTCCAACAACCCAATCTGCCGCATGGAATCCAACTGCGCCCATTGGACCCCGCCCGCCATGATCTGAAGGTTGGTCTGCCTAGTAAGGCGTTTCTGCCAATACTCAGGCTGGGCATGTTCAATCTCGTCACGGGTGAACTTCTGCGACTCATCGAACAGGTCCGTCAGGACTGCCACTTCGCGTTCAGCGCCGCGCATCACAATGCGGGTCTGCTCAAGGCCGACTTCCTTTTCTTCAGCCTCCAGAGCGTCCAACTCGTCGCCTGTTTCCAACAGGCGCGCGATCTCGATTTCACCCTTGCGGACGCCGATTTGAGCGAGGCGCAGTTTCAGGCCCATGTCCTGCAACTCAAGGCACAGTTGGTAGAAGCGCATCTCTGGCGTGTCGTGCTGCCCGATGATGAAGTGGATCAACTGGTAGCGGGACCGTGGCTGCTGCACTTCTGCAATGGCGTCGGTGATGTTCATTACAGTGTCCCCGAGTTCGCGGCACCCGTTAGACCATAGTTGCCGACCGACAAGCCAGTTCCCAACGTGGTGCGGCTGTCATCGCTAAACGCGAACTTGTCCACTGTTGTAAGACCAACTGAGGTCGGATTATACCAACCACCAGCGAAATATCCTGCCGTACCAGAGTCGGCTGCGGCAGCCAGACTGTAACGTGCTAGCGACAAGCCAGTAGCCAGTGTTGTGCGCGAGTCATCGGAGAAAGCAAACTTGTCAACCGTGGTGAGGTTTCCAGACCCCACGCCGCCTCCCATGTACGCTGCTGTCCCCGAGTTGGCGCAACCAGCCAGATAGCCGCTTACAGCCGACAAGCCACTAGCCAGTGTTGTGCGCGAGTCGTCGGAGAAAGCAAACTTGTCAACCGTGTCAACAAATATACCGCCTCCATAGTAGGCAGCTGTACCAGAGTTGGCCGCACCAGCCATACCGTAGCGTGCTGACGACAAGCCACTAGCCAGTGTTGTGCGTGAGTCATCCGAGAAAGCAAACTTGTCAACCGTAGAGATAGCCGGTGACGTCCCACCAGCGAAATATCCTGCTGTACCAGAGTTGGCTGCACCAGCCAACCGTTCGACAGCCGTTGACAAGCCAGTAGCCAACGTCGTTCTGCTGTCATCACCAAACGCAACCTTGTCAACCGTAGAGACATACGAACCCGTGTTACCACCAGCGAAATAGACCGCTGTCCCAGAGTTCGCGGCACCCCCCAAGTAGGTGTTCGCCGCTGACAAACCAATAGCCAGCGACGTTCGGGAATCGTCGGCGAAAGCAAACTTGTCAATCGTTGCGATGGTGGCGTACGACGTGTTGGTCCCGCCAGCAAAATATGCAGCGAGAACACCACCAGCACCACCGAACAGGCCGCCATTCAACCAAGAAGACACAGCCGTCGAAGGCCACGCCTTCGGGGTGTCATGCCGCCCCCGCCAGTTAGATACAGCGGTAGACGGGTTGGTGCGATCCTGACGGAACATGTGCTAGGCAGTAATACGGTTGACGTACCCGTTTATCATCACGACGTTGGCTGACTCAGCGAACGCCCTGACAATCAGGCCATTCTGCAACAGCGTCCCTGGGCACACCAGCACCCACCCTGCCTCAGCAGTAATCGTGACCTCAGTCAGATCATCAGGTGAAGCGACACCGCCGTACTCGATGGTGAGTTTCTTGTCCGCAGCATCCGTGTTGCACGCATACAACCAGATTTCGTCCAGATCCGAAGTGCCCGCTATCGCCGTATGAATCAGCGTTCCCGCCGTCGCCGTAGCAGCAACCTTGACGTTTCTGCCATCGGCAGGGGTTCCGCTGAGAACATGCTTGGAATATGTTGCCATTATCTTTCCTTAGTTGAAGACGGTGTTGTTCAAAATGAGCTGTGCATCATTGGTCGTCACTGAAATAGCGGGCGTTGTCCCACCAGACGACACAATCGGGGCTGTCCCAGTAACCGCTGTGACCGTCCCCTGGGGGGCCGCCGACGTAATATCCGAAATCAACGCCTTCTTCGTGGCGTTGGAATCGTTCGTATCGGCGATCAGGACGTAATCGGCGGTCGTTGCTGTAGCCACCGTGCTGTTGTTGACATCAGCGGTCAACGTCACATTGCCGCTCACTGCGCCGCCAGCCAGAGAGCTGTTCGCCGCAGTCGTGATCCCCGTTATGTCACCCGTTGTCGGCAACGCCCACTTCAGGCCCGTCGCCTCCGTCGAATCGGCAGTCAACACATAAGTATTGGTGCCCACAGCCAAACGGGAAACAGCATCAGCGGCCGTCGCCGCAATCAGATCACCCTTAGCGTCAACAATGTCTTTCTGGATGACACCAGGTGTGCTGTTGACGAACGCCTCGACATCGTCAAAGTTTTGGTTCATGTCCGCAGCCACAATCGTGGTGCCGGCAGAGAACGAGTTTGTAACGGCCAGTGTTGCCATCTAGCGCAGCCTCCTGGGCGTGTAGACGAAAGCCAAAGCGTTCATTTCCCAATGGTTGTTGGAAGTTGGTCCGCTTACTTTCACACTTACAGCCTTCGCTGTCCCGAGTGTGGGCATATTCAGTACCACAGCGGTGAGATCACGCGAGATCGCATCCCACGCCGCCCAATAAGGCGACGTATCGTCACCGTCATCCCATTTGGCGGTATCCCACAGCGAAGTCGATGTCTTCCCCGCAATGCTCACGTTGAAGCTGCCGGTGGCAGCCGACTTGTCATAATCCTTGTAAATCGAAACCGGCAACACAATGGTTGCCTCCGCTGAAGTCACCAAACGTGGCCGACCCCACCGCTTCTTCAAAATCGGGTTCTTACCCGACACCCACCGTGTCACGAAATACGACGAAATGTGTGTTTCCGCAGAAGACGCATACCTGTCCGTAGAACGGTTCTGTTCATCCTCAACGTCGACCAGCACCCCCGTGTTGGCGACACACGCCCCATAAACGGTTGAAGAATCATTCGGTGGCCGGTACGAATACATGGCGGCAGCATCAATATCGGTAGTTATCCAGGCGCCACCTGGAATCGTCGGATCATAAATCAGTGTCCGACGGGTCGTCACACCGGCATCAGTCCAGTCGACCGAAACGTACAGCTTGTTGTTTCCCCACCCGAGCTGCGGATTCGTCGTAAACGAAATGCGTCCATCATCCACAGCCGGCGAGATTTTGTCGAACACCCAGACAAAACCTTCACGGTTGTACATGTAGACGCCCTGATCGGCGTACCAGAAAAACACCCCGAACGGTGTCGCCACCGGCGACGACAACGGAACAGATCCGACATCGTTACTCAACGTCACAACCTGGAAAGAATCAGAATCGAAACCAAACACGGCATGCACACTGTTCGACTTGAACACCAACAAGCGGTCACCCATCGGGCACAACCCCGTGATGTAGTCGCCGTGATCACCCTTGTCGATGTCGACATAGTCGCTTGCTGTCCACGTTTCAGGATCGTTGGCGTTCGACCACCTCAAACGGTACTTGTGGCCTGTCCCCGATTCGTAAGTATTCGCCACCCAAGTGAAGTTATTCCATGCAGCTATGTACTGCGCTTGCGGCATGTTGCCGCCCGACCCGAACGTCACCCCCAGATCCGCTGCGGTGGAACCATCCCACCTGAAACACACCTTGTCGTAAGACACGCCGTAAGCAACATTGTTCATCGTCACGCCGTACACGCGCGACCCTGCTGTACGGGCCGTAATCCCTGTCAAATCAGTAAAGTTGGCGGTCGAACTGTAGGCAACCTTCGTGTCATAGTTGACCATGACCTGATTAGTGCCACTATCGGTGTGCAACGCCCAAATGCCTTGAATATCGGCACTCAACGCCGTTGTGTTCCTACGATCCACACCGTCGCGTTGACGAATCCCGCCACGCGGATCAACAAGAACATTGAGAAGATCAGGAGATTCGTTCTCCCCCAGGTTGAACTGGTCGGAACGAAGATTCAATCCACCCGTGAAAGCCTCAAGGGCTTCAAGATTCCAAGAGGGGGACGCCACCTACAGTTCCCAACTGTACCGCAACCGCCTCGGCAGATGCGACTGCGACATCCATCGTGAAGCCGACCGGCTATTAATCCTCACCGGTTGTGCAGCAGGCATGTCCTCGTAACGGGCACGAAGATTATCCAGCTCCTGGTTAAAGATCGAAAAGTATTGCGCCGACATTGTCGGATCTTCCTGCTGCTCATATGCACGGGCAATCCCGTAAGTAGCAAGAACCATGTGAAACGGGGTTGGTAGATCCGACGGTTCAGTGCTGTCTGACACGCCGGCACCAAACGCCGCAGGAGCCTTGTAGCCCCGAACATGAACTGTGGCGCCAGACCCAGGAGTCGGGTAGAGGCGAATCGAATCAGCCCAGAAAGACCAATACCACGGGTTCCCCGTCGTGTTTGAATCCAGTGGGTAAATGACATCACCGTCGTCACGACCAATGTATTCAAGAACCTGGTTGCCGGTCCTGAGCGACGCTATTTCACGCAACCCATTCGTGAGTGCCGCCCCAACGACAGCAACCGTGTAATCCTTCTGTGCCCCCACGGTCTCAAACGAAGTCGTGGCCTCAAAGAAAGGCCACCGCTTCTCCGAATAAACAATCACATCGTAAGCTTCGCCGAGAAAGCGGTTCATTACATCGTCGGAAATATCCGACGTATCAATATCCACCACCGAGCGGATATACGACCGCATGGTCGAGATGTCCACGCCTACCCCTTAGGCTGATGGAAAACGCACAGCTCGCTGCCTGTGATAGGACGCCCCTTGCAGGGCGCCCCATCACGGGTCAGAGAACTGCACTTGACAGGTTCTGGGACGACAGGTTCACTACTCATCGGGTTCACCCGAGCGATACTTCGTGACATCCCAACGGTTTGAGGCCGTGGAGAAGAATCCCGAAAATGGTCGCCAGCCGGTTCCCCGTATGCACGGGCACCTGACTTGTAAGCGTAAGCGAACTCTCGCCCCATACTACTAGGCCGGCACGATGCCGTACATGTAGCCCTGGCGGGCACGGTTACTTGTAGTCAGCTCGCCGTAGCAGAGCAACTGCGAGAATACCGCATCCTGATTGGTTGGGCGCACGAACGGTGTCGGCTTGAACCAGACATCGCTATGGGCCACCAACTGCAAGTATTTGGTGTTAAGCATGTAAAGCTTGCCTTCACCAGCGAGAACACCATCGAAGGTTACGGGTGCGCCCTTGAACAGAAGGTTCTGGAAGCCACCGTCAGCCATGTCAGTATCCGTGTAACGGATGTTCTGGTCCAGCAAAGCCTCATACGCTTCGTACTGGGCC